CTACCTCGCTCTTTATTGGCGCTCTGAGCCAGCAGTCCTCTGGTTGGGGGGATACCCTCAATTCAGCGGTCATCTAAACCCATTATCTATAGGATTCTTTTTATGAAGATCCACGTGGTTGTCCCAGCAGGTGTTCACAATACCTTTTGGGATTATTTGGATCAACGTCTTTCCCAGGGGGCGGATTGGAATCTGATTGACCATTCCCTTGTCTCACCTAAGAAAACTTCATTTCAGGAGTATATTGACTCCCAACCGAAGTTAGCTGACGATGAGTATTGGAATTTAGTCTTTCAGGTCCCATCGTTCTCTCTGATCGAGGACGTTGAGTTCCTATGTCACGAAATTAGACATGGGCTAGGAGATGTTGGCAATTCAGAGCTAGACGTTTTTATACGCGTCTAGTTGGTAGAATTACAGAGGTGACATTATGGGTATTAACCCTGACGCTCTTTTCTCTGATCTTCAACAAGATCTCGAGGCGTATCTTCAGTCCGAAGATACGTTGTCTAAGGCTGCCGCTCAGTCCCTCCTCAACTCGTTCTACAAGAAATTCGTAGCGCGGGAAGAGAAGGATGCTGAACAACGGGCTTTAGATAAGTTCATGACGATCAATGATCGTTGTAAGAACTCCGAGGTTCCAGTTTTAAGCGAAGAACAATCCATATTCTTTGGCACTTTGCGAAAAGTGCTAGAGAGATGGTACGTGAGGTCGCCATTGGGTTCACTCTCATTTGGATCCATTTTGGATCATGGGAGAGTCGGACCTGGTGCTTCCGTGAAGGCAAGGGGCGATGACTTTTATACAAAGTTATTTGACTCTCCTTTAAGTTGCACTAAGACTGGTTTATTTACTGTATATAAACAGTATATCAGTGCGTCACCACGGTGGGAATCAGCGGAGAATCTCCGCCAATCCATTCATGGTGCAGCTCTGGTGGTTGAAGGTAACACCTTGTCCTTTGTGCCAAAAACAAACGCCATAAAACGGACTACCTGTACTGAGCCTACATTAAATATGATGTATCAGCTCGGTCTTGGTTTTTGGATTGAGGACTGTCTCCGCAAGGAGACGGGAATCGATCTGGGCATCCAGCCCGAAAAGAACCGGGAACTCGCTAGGATCGGCAGCATCTCTGGATCGTTCGGAACGATCGATTTAGAGAGTGCATCTGATTCCCTGGCCCTCAAAATGCTCGAGCGTGTTCTACCTAGGGGATTACTCTCCTGGTTAACACTGTTTCGATCTCCTGTTTCACGCATACGCGGGAAGCAGGTTGAGTTGCAGATGGTATCTACGATGGGGAATGGTTTTACATTTCCATTGCAGACTCTGCTTTTTGCAGCCGTCGTGGTAGCTACCGCGAACTGTGAGGGATTCACCCTTGCTTACCCGCGTGGCAACCGCCTTGGAAATTTTGGGGTCTTCGGAGATGATATGATCGTACAGTCCTCACTGTATGATAAAGTCGTCTCCAACCTCGAACTCCTGGGCTTTGTTGTCAATCGTAGCAAGTCCTTCAATGAAGGACCGTTTAGGGAGTCTTGCGGCCATGACTATTACAATGGCCAGAACATACGGGGGGTATACGTTAAATCGTTAACCTCCGTGCAAGACCGATTCGTACTTCTAAATCGTCTCCTGGATTTCACGGCGCGAACGGGGATTCCCGTAAGTAACGTGTTCCGGGCTCTTCGGCGTACGGTTCCGGATTTCCCGGTTCCGCTAGCTGAAAATGATGATGCCGG